GGCCCTAGAATAGTAAGAGATGGCTTGCAGTTATATTTGGATGCCAGCAATCCTAATTCGTTTAATGAAGGTAAAACTACTTGGAAAGATATTTCAACAAGCACTTCTACTGATACAGCGCAATTAGTAAATAATCCTATTTTTGCAACTAATAAATTTACATTTAATGGAAGCAATACTGTTATAATTATTCCAGAACCGTCTAGACTTAACACACAAACACTTACAATTGAATCTTGGGTAAATGTTCCTTCTTTAGCTCAGAATGGATTTATTTTTGAAAAAGGTAATGTTAATACTCAATATAGTTTATTCTTTGAACAGTCTGATGGTTCTGTAGTTTTTAGACAAAATTTTAGTCCCTATAGTGATATGAGAGTTCCATATAGCTCCATATCTACTAACGTATGGAACCATATAGTTGGAACTTTTACGAGTGGTAATAGGCGTGTTTATTTTAATAGTATTCTTGCAGCATCAGATACTCAAACAGGAACAATTCAAACAAATACGAATGGTTGTTCAATAGGTGCATTTGGTGGGTTCAATGGTGGTCGAGATTATTATCTTAATGGCAGCATAAGCACTATAAGAATTTATAACAGACCATTATCACCAACAGAAATTTATACTAACTATAAAACTCAAGCAGCTTCTGTTTTTGGTAGATTTGCTGATGGTAGTTTATCTTATCCTTTTATTAGTCCATATCAAGCTCAAGAGTCAGGCGCAACATCTGGCAATACATACTATTTCAGAGCAGGCAGAATGACAGCGCCTCGTCAAATGGAGTACAGATCTAATTATTATGATAGTAAACCATTTTGTTGCACATTCCGATCTGCATATGCTTCAACAGCAACCGTTAATGAAATAGGTTTAAATATTCCTATGCAGGGATTGTTAGTTCAAAGAGATGCTCTTGACCAACGTGCTGCTGTTTATTTCAACACATTTCAACAATATAATACAGTTTCTTCTTTAGCTGCAGACAGTGGGTATGCTTACAGAAGAGTTCATCTTGGATCCTCTGGGGGTCATGGTATTTATAACAATACACAATCACGTTCAACTGTATATCCTAATGCAACTTATTCGGAGACGGGGCCATCTGAACCAACTATTCGCGGGAAACAATTACGTGTTCCTCTCCCTATATGGTGGGGATTAACTACACAGCAGGCGTTTCCATTAGTTGCATTACAATATAATGTATTACAAATTGATATTACTTTACGCCCAATACGAGAATTATTTCAAATTAAAGATGTTACTGATTATGAAAATAATTTTCCTTTAGTTGCTCCAAACATGACCAATATTGAACATCAATTTTACAGATTTTTACAATCACCTCCTGCAGTAAATATTAATAGTGGTTTAACTGGAAATACTACATACCCATCTAATAACACATCCTGGAATGAAAATACTCATCTCTCGTGTCAATATTGTTTCTTGTCGGAAGAAGAATCCAAATTATTTGCCATGAATCCGCAAAAATATTTGGTAAAGGAATATCATCAAACTGTATTCAAACATGTAGCAATTAGCGACAAGGTATGGCTTCAAAACTCGGCTGGGTTGGTATTAAGTTGGATGTTTATGTTTCAACGATCTGATGTGGATTTACGCAATGAATGGAGTAATTTTACAAATTGGGATCATGATTATCTTCCAAATAATATAAAATTATTAACGGATAATATTGAAAATAATCCATTTGGTACTAATATTGGATATGGTATAGATCCAATGAGTAATACATTAACGTATTATTATGGCACTGGAGATTTTCATGTTGAAAACCAAAAAAATATATTAATTAATTTTGGAATTTTGTTTGATGGATTAGTACGCGAAGAAACGCGAACTGGAAATATTTATTTGCAAGATCAACAATATCTCATGTGTCAAGGATATGGTTCATCTAATTTAAATGGATTATATTGCTACAATTTTTGTTTAAATACGTCACCTTTTAATTTACAGCCATCGGGCGCAATTAATTTGAGTAAATATTCTAAAATAGAATTTGAATTTACAACCATTACACCGCCATTAGACAACGAGTCTGAATTTTTTGTTATTTGCGATATTGATAATAATCAACAAATTGGTGTAAATAAAACAATGCATAAATTGTATTTATATACGTATGATTTATATGTAGTTGAAGAACGATATAACGTATTGACTTTTTTGTCAGGCAATGCATCCATGATGAATGCACGATAAATTATGTCTTTTTGGATTTTTTGCGATAATTACGAACTGTTCCAATTCCACCTGGCGCTAAACTGTGTGGTTTTGTAGTATACCATTGCATTATTTGAAAATAAACTGCCCATATTTTTTAAGTTTAATACCATATAATATAAATAGATAATTATTATAACATAAATGGATATTCCATGGACCGAAAAATATCGCCCCAATACATTTCATTCTATTGTATTAAATCCTTACAACGAATTATTATTCAAAAGTATGATTGAACAGGAATATATTCCCAATATGCTTTTTTTTGGTCCACCAGGAACAGGAAAAACAACTACCATTATTAACCTTATTCAAATGTATCAAGAAAAAAAACAAGAAATCAATAAAGGATTAGTTATACATTTAAATGCATCCGATGATAGAGGCATTGATATTATACGAAATCAAATTCATTCCTTTGTTAATTCAAAAACATTTTTTAACACAGGATTAAAAATTGTTATTTTAGATGAAGTAGATTCCATGACCAAAAACGCCCAACAAGCATTAATTTATCTAATGAATGATACCTTTGAAAATACCCGATTTTTTTTAATTTGTAATTATATCAGCAAAATAGATGTATCTTTACAATCTTTATTTTTAAAAATAAAATTTAATCATTTGCCAGTTCAAGATATTATAACGTTTTTAAAACGTGTATCTGAATCAGAAAAGTTATATTTGAATGAATTACAAATTAGATATATACAAGAATTATTTGGATCGGATATACGAAGTATGATTAATTATATGCAAACAAACCAAAATTCTACATCTAATATTATTCATTCTGATATATGGAATGAATTACACTCCTCGGAAACTCCAATTGAAAAGGTAAACGAAATTAGTCTACATTATAATATGGATAAACGTCACATTATAAAAGAATATTTATATTACATTATCATGAATCGGTTAGATACATTTGATTTGAATAAATTAAACGATTTGGAATTAGCCATTCACATTCAAGATGTAAATATAGAGTATATGATTCACTATATTTTTAATTTATAAATTGAACTTAAAGAAATAAAACTAAATAGTTAAGAATGGATTTGGAAGATGAATGGGCAAATTTTTTGACCAACACACCACCGTGTGTAGATATTGATCATTTAAATACATTAGGTGATGACGTAATTCCTGATTCAACCGAATTATATATTTCAACAAACACAATTATATCTTATTTAAACCGCGAATTCAATATTACTGAATTATTTTGGAAACTCGCTGTTATTCCCTATTATGAACAAAAAGAAGGTATCATCAAAAAACAAATTAAATTAAGCTGTAATTCGGCGGAAGAAGTGAGTGAACTAGATGCAAATATTAAATTATCAGGTAGATACGGTTACCGCAGTACAATAAAACATATAGAAAATGAACGCGGAAATATAAAATATAAAAATATAAGTAAAATTACGATTGGAATGTCCAAAAAAGATATTATTTCCTATCGGTTGAAACAAAAGGGCGCATTTTATAACTGTATTGTTATTATCTTGCGTATTGAACTCAATGATACATTTAAAGAATTTCATGTGAAAATTTTCAATACTGGCAAAATAGAAATACCTGGAATACAACACAAAGAACATTTGCCATTTGTAATTCAACATTTGCTATACCAGTTGCAATTACATTATCCAGATGTTAACTATAATGCAGCTAACGAGGAAACTGTACTAATCAACTCTAACTTTAATTGCGGGTATTATATAAATCGTGACCATTTATATAATAAACTACGCTATGAAAAAAATATATCTGCTGTGTATGATCCATGTTCTTATCCAGGTATACAATGCAAAATATATTACACCCACGTTGCCATCAATTCTGTAGACAACTGATCGTTTCGTGGAAAGACAAACCACGATCCAAGGAAGGCAGGCAAAAACCACGGGTCACAAACAATTGTGGCTTGGCGTGTTTGCACCAACATGCCAGCATGACCTATGGAGGTTGCCCTCATGACGCTTTAGGCCACTGGTTGATCGGTGAATTGCTGACCACCGCGAGCAACATGCTCTGTCCACTCTGCACCGTCCCAGTAGCGCAACTCAAAGCGC